GAGAAATCTTATGATCTTGTTAGCTTTTCCCGGAACAGGAAAAACGCCTTTAGCAAGAAAAGATCCACGATACCTGGATCTAGATTTCGGCTTCTTCCGAACAGCTCTTGGAGTTAAGAAGGAAGATGAGGCTATTCTTTATCAGCCTTTCGTCGATATGGCGAGAATGTATGAAGATCAGGGCTTTGTTGTGCTGACCAACGAGCCAGGAATTCTTGATCACATTGCGCGTATGCATGATGGTAAATCAGCTAAACCAATGTGGCCGATCAAGATGATCCTACCTAAGGAGACAAAGTACAGCGCTAAGAAACTGGGCGTCTCGAAAGAGACTGTACAGAATTGGATCGCAGATTGGGAAGTTGCTGCGAAGCGGAACAATGTCAAAGTTACTTACATCTCTACTGGCTTAGATCATTATCTAGGAGACCGTGCAGGTAAGTTTACTAGTACGCACAAGAAGGGAGGAAAATCATCATGACTCACCCCGAGCTACATAGTAAAGTACCAGACGCACTGGTACAGTTCATCGCAGTGAACAATGGAATGAGGATGTACCTAAAAGGGTTGAGTACGGGCAAGTCTTTTACGCCACAGTCCAGTTTATACAACATCAAAGGTAAGACCAAGATGTGGACACCAGACCGAATCCTCAAGGAATGGAGGCCGATATTGATGCGCTTGAAGAATGGTGACAAGTACGAACAGGCAGTGCTCCAGTTTGATCTTGGGCAACTCAAGAAATGGGGCCCACAGGGCGGCGTAGCTCCGGTAAACGAACTACTCGACGACGTTGTGTATCCTACCTTCCTCCAGGGAGAACGTCCGACGGCATTTACAACGGAGAATTGGCAGAAAGCAACAGCTATCGTGGCTGATAGATTGCATTCGCTGGGATGCAAGAATATGCGCCCTGTCGGCTATCGACGCGTAGTAGATGACATGCGCGTGAGAGACACACTCGAATCTAACTCTGGGTTTCCGGAATTCACCCGAAGGAATAAACCAGAGGTCATCGAACTCAGTGTGAAGGACGCTGAAACGGGTAAATGGAAAACTTATCCTGCCATTTTATTGTTTAGGAACTACAATGGGAAAACTCGTATGGTTTGGATGTTCCCTATGAGTGCCAACCTGGTTGAAGGATCTTTCTTTCAACCCCTCCAATCTAGGTTAATGAATTCACCGGAAGCAGAGAGGTTCCTAAGCCCATGGCGCGGTTTTGAGCAAGTGAGAAGATATGTCACTGAGGTGTATGCTCAAGGAAAATTCATCGCTGCCTCAGACTTTTCATCCACCGACGCACATTTTCAGTTGTGGACAAGCGAAGAAGTTTGCAAAGTTCTGGAAACTTGCTTCCAACCTCCGTTCCGAGATGTGCTGCGTGAATCAATCCGCTACATGCACACAATACCGCTTCTCATCGGGGAAAATGAGATGCTTGTGGGTGACCATGGTGTTAGTTCAGGCTCTAACTGGACTAACTTCATCGAAACGATCTTTGACTGGATCTTCGCTACATATGTGGAGCTCGAACTGGGCACATATCGAGGAATGTATGCGATAGGTGACGATATGTCCTGGTGTGGGGACAGGTTTGACAAGCAGTTCGCTGAAAAATTAGAGCAATTAGGCGAATCCGTTGGACAACAAGTTAAAGAGGAGAAGACAACGAATTTCCCTGACAAGGTTAAGTCGTTGCAGCGCTTGTTCCAGCGGGATTACGTTCGTCCAGATGGGCAGATCCGCGCAGTATACCCAACAATCCGTGCGCTCAAGTCGTTGGTCTACCCTGAACGGTTTCACAAGCCGGAACTCTGGTCAAAGGACATGGAGGCGATCCGCGCGTTCATGATTCTCGAGAACTGTGTTGACCACCCTTTATTTGATTCTTTTTGTCGTTTTGTTAGCGATGGAGATCCTAATCTAAGAGTGTTCGCTCATTTGAAGAGATCCAAACAAGAAGAATTATACCGGAAGTCAAAACTCATTCCGGGCTTGAATCCTACGTATAATCAGGAGAAAAGGGATTCGAGTATATCTGATCTCAACAGTGTGAAATTCATTGCATCTCTCTAAGAGATGGAACTCAGATAATGAG